AAGTTCGGTAGCCCATTTGGCGAGTTCGTCGGTGGTGACAACCACCCGATCGACGATTTTGAACGCGGCCCGCAGACCTTCCCTTGTATTCTTCGAAGCGAAAGGAGCGTGGAAGTTGGACTCGGGAATTTCCGTCAGGAGATCATCAATCTCAAACACCAGAAATGCCGCCGGCACCGCGTCGCGGATTGCCTGCATGTATTTAATCTGCTCGGACTCGAACATGCGCTGGAACACGATGGCGTCCGGTGCCACGGCTTTATGCCACTCTGGCGTCCGTGGCACCGATTCGACCCGTACATCCGCATATCCCTGGCTGGCCATAAGGTCGGCCGGCACTTGAATGCGATGCCATCCGCAACCCTGTTTGTCGGCCGCGTAGCACAAAATGAACGGAGGACGGGATTGCGTCATCGGGTCTCTTTCAGAACTGAGTGAGGGCTGTTGATCAGTACATTACTGATCCTTCACAAAGTTCCGATTCGGTTATCCGACTTTTTTGCCCTTCTCTGCCGCGCTGTCGCGCCGAACGCCGCTCATATGGCCATGCGACTCAGACTTCGCCGGGTCTTTCTTTTCTCCTGTCTTGGCACCTTTATCTTTCTCGTCGCCCTCGCTGCCATCCTCAATGCCAAGAATGTATTTTATTACGATAGAGGCGAGGCTTGTATATGTTCCGGTCTGATTGGCGTCAGTCGGGCATTGATCCATTAGGCGCGCTATGATCTTCTCGGCCGGCGTTGCACCAGCAGCAACGGAATCTTCCAGCGACGGAAGATCTGCCTCGGCCCGGCGCTCTTTCATCGTGCGAGCCTGGCTGCGTGCCTCGTATTCGCGGGCATCTTCTTTTGGATTCTTGCCTGTGAAGGCGAAAACAAGATCCGGCCACCGACTCCAAATCAGATAGTTTACGACGCGCTCGATGGTGATCAGCAAGGGCGCCAGTCCGGGATCATCGTCGCCTTGAATGGCTGTGCTCTCATCCGGGTTGACTTCAGCGTCTTTGGTGTGGCCCGATGGATGGTAGCCCAGGCGCGAGGATGGGAAACCCCAAAGGGCGCAGAAGACGCCGGCCAGCATATTCATGAAGTCTTTGTACCGGACCTCTGTACCCTTCAGTTCCTGAAGGTTCAGAATCTCCATCTCGCCGTCTTTCGGCACGTTGATGGCGGGAAGTACCCACGTCTTGGAGATTCCCTTTTTCATGTTCAGCCAGGCGCGCGACAGCAGGTCGACCTGTCGTTGCGTCCAGTAGTCGCCCTTCAGCATCAGGATGCCGTTGGGGATCGATGACTTATCGAAAGTCGATGAGTTCAGCCGGAACGCGTTCTGAAACGCCGAGATGAGTTCAATGCTCATTCCGGATTCCGGGTACCCGTAACCGTGGACGTCGTTGTCAGTCCGAGGGTTCCGTACTGTCCAGATCAGTTCTTTGCGCGAGAACGATTCCTGCGGGTTATTGGTGTCGTCGACCAGCACGGCGTACTGGGTCGGGTCTCCGTTATAGCCCTCCTTAGTGCAAAGCCGGATCGCGTACGCCGGTAGGGATGCAAAAGCCACGACCCGATCGCTCTGGTCGCGCTGCGTCCAGGTCGCGATACCGTCGAACCGCATCGTGTCCCGAACCATCTCTGACAGCCAAGTCTGAAATGATGAGAGACCAAGCGAGTCCCGTTCCACAACGTCCGTATATGCCGTCTCGGCATTACAGTTATGCAGAAACGCAATTGCTTCTTGTATCTGCCGCTTCTGCACATCGGTCGGATGTGCATTGCCCTGCATAAGTTCAATCTTCCAGCCGGGTTTCCATGGATGGTTCGAAAACCGGCTATAGCGCAGGATATCGTTCACCCGCATCTGCACGATCATCTGCGGCGCGAAATTCTCTTCGCATACTTTCTTCAGTGAACGAGGATCAATTCCTGGCCATTCGACAATATTCTTGCCCGAGGTCGTTGGCATGTAGGAGATATTGGCAAACGTCTGAGCATTCGGAACCGGTTGCACGGCTTTTGAAACATTGGCTACCGATTCGGCATAGCGCAGGTAGGCGTCGCCGTTCAGGAACGTCGTGCCGACAAGTTCGTCTCTGAAGTTCGGCAGCTTAGCCTTCGCCGCCACGCCGCGATCGTCGACGTTAGGGTCGTAGAAGTCAGCTTCCGTAATATCTGTCAAAATCCACGCCCCAAAGTCTGTGCAGCGTTGATCTCCCGCCAATCATTGCAGGAGTCGAACGCCGTAACTGCTCGGCGATAAATGCCGCAGAACGGCTTTACGTCACCTGGAGGTTTTCCCGCAGAGGATCGGCCCTTCCAGGCGTCGCAGCTTCCGCAGCAGCCATCCAGAGGGGACTGGGGACGGAATGCGTTCCGGAGGTCGTCCTCCAAAGGCGGACCGCCTTTATGCCCTATCAGGCCACCGACGTCGCCGAGGCCCAGCATCTGTAGGCCCTGAATAAAGGATGATGGCTGTTCAACCATATCAGGCGTAGCGAACATATCTTCGCTAGGCAGTTTGGCCATGCCGACGCCTGCCTTGATGGCGTAGTTGACCAGATAGCAGCCAGCGTCGACCTGATCCTTCTTGCCCTGCCGGCTACCGACGAATTCCAAGTGTTCGTTGATGAATGGCTGCAGCCATTGGCAACCGTCCAGGAGGACAACACGGTGCTGGCCGTACCAGCCCTGTACGGAGGCGTGGGCACCACCGACGGCATCAATGGCGCGGCTCATCTTGCCGTCCTTGGCCTGGACGCCATGGATCGGCACATCGGACCCCCGATAGGAGTCTACGATCTGGATTCCGGAGGATCGTTCTTCGACCAACACGACGTCAGGATTCCACTTATCGTTCTGCGTCCTGACCGCCATGGACAGTTCTTCCCATCGCAGCTTCTCTCGTAGGACATCGACGACATATACCCGGTTATGCCGATCAGCCTGGCCGTACTTCTCGCGCATTTGCTCCAAGGGCGTCTCAGCGTCGCCGCAATGCCATTCCTCGGACGGTACAAGGATACCGGTCACGCAAACCGAATATGCGCTGTCCCGGCTCTTGCCGGCCGCCGTATCCCAGGCTTGAATAACTGTGCCGTTCATGTCTTGGATGAAACGGCGAACGACCGGCGACTTGAGACCTAGTTTCGCGTCTTCGGGCGTGAAAGCACTGAAGAGCGGGAAATCGTTTTCTTTGAAGACCGGGTCAGTCTGGACGTTCGGATTACATTGATACACCGATTCGGCTTCGCGCGGCGAGTTGCGCTTCACTGATTCGTATTCATCGCGCTTCGACGGCATAGCAGGCCAGTAGAAGCCTTTGCGTTTCGGATCGACGCTATAGAAGGCCTTGTATTTGATGTACCGCTTACTGCGGTCTTGATCCCGGTCCGGCTCAAGGTTCTCACTGAACCAACACGGTAACGGGCTGCCGTCTTCGAGTTTCGGTACCAGGACGTCATGCCAAAGTTCGAAGCTCTTCGGTCTCTCGGCCGGTAGCCGGAGTACAACCCAATCGCCCGATTCCTGAAGAGACCCGTAGACATCGGCTCGGTTGAAACGCCGGCCCGACAGGATATAGCGAGCACCCCGGGGATCTCCGCGTCCCAGAATCGTCTTGTAGAACCTGGCAACGACCTTAGCGCAGGTTTCGTCCGTCAGGGAGTTTTGATCATCGTGCAAGTCATCCATGATGATCGTACGGGCATGAAGGCCCGTAAGTTGGCGGGAGTCGATACCGACCGCCTTGTAGCTGGCATCGGGGTCGCCTGGTGCCCGACCGGTGACGAACAGGCCTTTTTCCATGGCCCAGCCGCGTGCCTTGTCGGGTCCGACTTTCGGAAAGAGCTTTTTGAACGGTTCACTGCTCTCAATGATTTCCGAGACTGCAGTCTGGAATCCTTGGGTCAGGCCTTCGGCGCCAGAAATCGCCAAGCAGGTCATACTGGGATCGCGGCCAATTTCTAGCGCCGGATATATCTGACTGGTAATAGTCGACTTGCCGTTACCTGGACCGGCGATAAGCATCAGTTTCCGAATGCGTTTATCTTCGAGTCCGTAGCAGACGTGCAGGTGATGGGGCGCAAGTTGGAATCCGCGCGGCCGCTGAATCGCATTGTAGAAGTCCGGTAAGCGGATATTTTCTCCTGTTAATTCCATCAGACGAAGGACTGAACTGTAGCCCCCTGGTTCATTGCCGCAGCAATCACGACGGTACGGATACGATCAACGAGGCGCTGCTCCGTCTGTGATACGCTCTGATGGGACCGGCCATATTGGTCCGCTATAGCGCGCTGCTGCACGGGTTCATCGGCCAGCAGGCGCTGAATGATGATATCGCGCTGAAGAGCATGGTGCTTGGGAATGCGGGAAAGCGCCATCGGAAGTATTTGCCGTACAAAGTTGACGCAACTCCGTTCTATCAGACGATCCTCCGGAGAAGGGGTTTCATCTATTAGGCGAGTTTCAATTGAGATGTCGTCACTCGCAGCATCGCCTCCACGGATATAGCCATAGGCTAGACTCGTACTGGCAGGCCTAGAAGCGCCAATAAACCTTCCGAGATGCTGTTCCGTCACGCCAAATCTTTTTGCAATGTCCGACAGCGGCATGTCGGGGTTATCCCTCATGAAGCCGTGTAGTTTGTAGAGGAGTTTGTCTTCCGTCGGGGTGCTTGGAAAATGCAGGACCGACCGGTTCAGTCGCCGGCAGCGAATCATTCGTCCACGGGCGGCACTCCTGCCGGCCAGGATCGCATGGGCGACTTCCGGATACTTCTTGTCGACGACGCCCAGGAACGCCAGGACTGCCTCATGCAGCATATCCTCCCGGT